ATTGCATTATACACATCAGGCAATTTATTATCATCAATAAATCTTCTATAGTCACGAACTTGAGAGATTTCCCCTTTGTAGTTACGAATAGAGGAACAAACTACAATATCTCTTTCTACAAGTATATCCCACCAATAATCAATACTTACTGGTATAATCATATCAGCTTCTAATTTGATAGTGTGCTCATATGGGCTTGCATCGTACACTTGCCAATCGTTTGCTTGTCCGCCCATATCACCGTAAGGAAGGTCAGATGTTTTTATAATAGTTACATTTGCGTCTGGCATGCATCGTTTAATACTATCACTAAGTTGATTAGCACATTCTACATAGTCAACAGTATCAGTATTTTGAGCCATTATAACAAATCCTTTACTCATTTACTAACTCCATAAAGTTTTCTTTATCTAGCATGTGAAAGTCTGTATCCGAGACTACGATGTATTCAACTTTTTTATCTACTTTTTTTGTTAAAGTATAAGTTGTATTGCTGTTTTTGTAAACTTTGACTGTTGGGTTGACATGCACTAATGACCAAGGTATATAGTCCTGCGGGTTTTCTAGTCCACCATTCACTATATGTAAAGCGATAGTAAGAGCATAGTCGTTTCGGAAAGTTGTGTTTAGTGTAGCGTACAAATCACAATAGTGTTCATAATTATTTTGAACCATACTCATACACTCAAATATTTGCTTAGTTCTATTTGTCTTTTTGAAATATATAACAGTAGCCCACAATGTGTCTACGAATCGTGTTCCTACTTGTTCTTGAGGAGATTCGTTTAGTAACAGAAAACTAGTATTTTTGTGACACATAAAGTCATCATACAACTCAAATGGCTTCAGTAATGTTTTGCTATTAATTAGGTAATCGGTGTCCAACAATAAAGTCTCATCATACGGTGATAATTCGTAAGCCTTATGTCTTCCTTTATTAATCCAAATAGTTTCGCCTTTTGTATTAGATGTGATTGCTGGTTCGATTAATATGTTATCGAATATGTTTTCGTATTTAGATAAGTCGGTACTTGAGTCCGTGACAACGGATACTGGTAGATTGAGAAATTCATTAACTCGTTTACCAGTTTTAACTGCCATTTCAAAATAGTCGGTGACGCCATTATTGAAGGCAAATAGTAATACACCTTTACTCATCGTTTACTTGACAGGTCGTTGAATTCGTATAACCAAGCATCCATTACACTGACATAAATTTCGTTTGCTTTTAGCAATAGTAATTTTCTATCAACTTGAACTGGGTTACCATAATCGTCAATTAAGATTAGTGTTTTTGCAGTAGAACTGTTTAGTTGGGATAGTAATGCCGGTGTTATTTTCCACAACCCACCTTGATCGGCGAGTACGAGTTTACTTTGATATTTTTCGCTTAGATATTTTTTAGCACTATTGTGATTAAATCGTGCTTTAGCGTCTGCTAATAGTTTTTTGGTATCCATAAATACTCCTAGAAGTATTTACTGGATACTAGTGTTGCCCGTTAATTTTAAGAACCAGTTACTGATCCCGCAAGGGTAATTGTGCCTGCGCCAACTGATCCCCAACTATTTGTTAGTCTTGCAGTTGATGGTGGTCTTACAGTTACTGTTACATTTGTTCCAGATGCTACTGGAATACCAGTCGGAACTTCTTTCCATACAGTAGTGATTGTAATCACATTACCATTATCACCATTGGAACCTTGTGTTCCGTTTGTTTTCATGCTAATAGAGATATATGAATTCACATACCCGTGATATGCAGTTACACCACCTTGACGATATACTTCTTGGTCAACTGTTGTTAGACCAAAATAACCTAAGTTTTGATTATAGGTTACGACTCCACTAGTGCTGCCACCTATTTTAGAGATACCAGTATATTCAGTACCTGCAATAGAAACTACACCTGATGTATGTCCGCTTAGTACGATTGTACCCGCAGCTTGAGCCATTGCGTAGAATACTCCATCGGCTCGTGAGCCTGAAGGTGTATCTAATGTGATTGCTAGTTGTCCGCCTGCATTAAAGAAATAGCGAGCCTTGTCACCTGATTGGAAAGTAACAGTTTGTGTAAATGTTACTGTGTCACTCCAAGTACCACTTCTAGTAACAGTATTAGCAGAAGTTGAACCTTGTGCCGATGCATTTAAACGGTTATCATATACTGCTGTTACATTATTAACTAATCCAGTTTGAAATGTAATTGTTCCACCTACTGCAGGTGTTGACATTGTAGTATATGCTGTGCCTTGATGTATTGCTGAGTTCGCTACACTTGAGAATAAAGATGACCAACTATTAGCGTTTACTTCTGTGTATTGGTTTACTAATTGGATTGGAGTTTGTCCATAACCTTTATTTCCACTGCCAATACCCCAAACAGTATTGAATTCATTGACATTGGTAGTTGTATTTGCGCCAACAATGGCGTTATAGTCAACTGCTTCAATAATTTCATTTGTTGAGTATGTCATAGTAATTCCTTATTTGATAACTACGACAGCCTCTATCAATCCTTCACTATCATCAAGTTTAGTTTCTAGTGAACGACCAATTGTGTTGAATGGTGTTAATTCTTCTTTAGTTCCTGCACGAGCCTTGCCGTTACCAGCACTGACTAGGCGATCATTTTTATTAACTTTACCAACTACATTAACTTTAACTCTACCGACCAATGCGATAGCAGGGTGAGATTCATCTGTACCTGCTGGGCCGTTCATCAAATATGCAGCAGTATTTGATACAACACCAAATACATTTTCACTTAAATCATCTTTGACAGCAGTAACTTCTTTTTCACCGCCTAATTCAACTACAGTACCTACTGCATACACAGCATCAGCTTCATAGCGTTCTGCCAAGTCAGCATAAGTTGCTTCAATACGGGCACCTGTATCTAATGTCCATTGACCGCTGATTAAGCCGCCACCTGCTAGATAACTTGTTGTAACCTTAGTTGGAGCAATGTTACCTGAGAATTGTGTTACACTGTTTGCACCAGTTAAGAAATCGCTAACGTTAGCATTTGTGTAAGTACCTGAGAAACTAACCTCAGTGCCATCACCATACATATACTTGTCACACTTAATACCAACGGAAGTTGAACTAAATGCAACGTTACCTGTACTAACTGTTAGCGCATTACCTGTACCACTAACTGTCCAACGACCAGTTAAAGTACCTGCTGTGCTTGTTGATCCTGCAGAGATTGCTGGAGTATTGATACCGTTACCTAAACCACTTGTGTTAATAACTCTAACATTAATAATATCAGCATTAGCGTTGCTTGTGATGAAGCAGTTTGTACCAAAGATGTTACCAGTAACATCTACTTTACCATTGGATACGATGATGTTACCATTTGGTAGTGTGATATTACCTGCATTCAAATCACTTAATGTTGTTGTGCCTGCAGAACTTGTAAGAGCTAATGTTGGCCATGCTGAAGCAGTCGTATTTCCGTCATTTGGGCAAATATGCATTGTGTTCAATGTTGTATTGTACCACAATTGACCTCTCAATGGGTTTGCTGGTGGAGTTGATGCTGCAAAGTTTTCCAACAATCTTACAAAGTTGGTGTCAACTGCTTGACCATAACCTGCATAATTACGACCCGGTAAAGATACTGAGGTCTGTGTGTTTAGTGTACCGTCTTGAACAGTGATGATGCCCCCACCGCTTCTTACAATTGTATATGCCATTTTTTTAGTGCTCCGCTAATATTATCTAGTATTTATCTTAAATTGTGACTAAGTTTGTCAAGCTCTGTATTCTGATTGTATAATCAACCTGAATCTGTCTGTTTAAAGCCTTCTGAACAGGGTGAAAAATCACATGAGTTAACAACTTTGTCAATTCGTTTCCTGATGAGTCTGTGCCGTAATTGCCCAATAATCCCAACTCGTCAAAAACATATGGGGATTCTGTCTGTGATCCATTGTCAAACGCTAATTGACCTGCTGGTTCACCATAATCTAATAAACATTGGACAACAATATCGGTATAAACTTTACCAGAAACATGCCCAACTGTCATTTTGTTTCTTAGTTGGTCAGTGTTTGCAATGTTTGTATCGTCTACGATTTTAGAATAGGTTTGATGGTACAAACTTGCATTTTGACCAGTAGTATTTGTAGGCAAATAAGTGATAATACCTGTCTCATCTACACTGGCTCCACCGTTCCCGAAAGCCATCTTGTAAATTGTGCCTACTCCCCTGTTGCTAAGAGAATCAGCAATAGCAATACTGATATTTTCATAGTGTATTGCATTCTTTTTATCCACGAATATTTCACCGTTATTGGGGTCGTAAATCTTTAGGAAACCCTCAATTTGAATTGGAATTTGAATAGTTGACATTAATTATCGCCCCGTACTTGTACTAATATTTCTTCTGAATTTGGATCGTAAATCTTTACCATGGAACTGAAGTAAAAGCCGCCATGCTCGTTGACTGGCTTTTTATCTTCTTTGTCCTCAATAATTTGGATATTTTCTTTATTGTCCATAAACTATTTATCTTTTAAAATTATACCGTATTTAAGAATATCGCTGCCGGGGTAGTACTCTGAGTCAACGGATCTCCGTAAAGCGTATCAATTACCCAACTATTCCAAGTCTCGTCATAATACATATCAGGTAACATATTAGTTGAATTTAAAGGATATACTAGGTCATATATATCATGCGCTGTTGGTGAAGTTCCACCGACTCCCCTAATCAATCCGGAAACTGTATTCGACCCAACATCTACGGATGTGAATCTAATCATTTCAGTGCCTATTAATATCGTATTTCCACCATTTATCTTGGTCACATCATCAACATATAATACATCACCGTTTATTGTCAATGGAGATGATACTATATATGCAGTGTCAGGATTGTTAACTCGGTATACATGGCTTTCACCTGTTTTAGTAACTATTAAAATGAATCTTGTTTCCAATGATCCATCAATTGATGTGACTGTCATAATTAGGTTATCAGAAACAACACCAGCAACTAATTCTTCTGGACCATAACCAAACAAGAAATCATTACCCTTAATAGTGTAGTCAGGTTCTTCCTGGTTCAAGTCTGATTGGTTGATCCATGTCTGACCATCTGTACTTGTCAATACTGTGTTGTCGTATCCTACAGCATAGAACTTCGCTCCATCATAAATTACTTCAGAAAGATGCTGTGTAGTTAAATTAGAATCGGTTGCTTGGCTATAAGTGACACCATCACTACTATATAAAATAGTTCCGTTATCACCGACAATAACATAAACACCATTGCCAAATGCACCAGAACGCAGTGTGTCAGTAATAGCAGAACCAGAAATTGTTGCAGGGTCCCAATTATGTGCATTGGTACTTGTCCAAATTTCTGAGTTCTCACCGCCTGTTACAAGTAAACTTGTACTACTGAAAACAAAGAATAAATCAACAGTTGATATATTAGGTGTTTGGATAGTCCAAACATTTCCGTCTAAACTAGTAACAATTCTACTTACAGTTTCAACTACTGGAGCAGCAGTACCTATACCTGAAACAGCAACTTGTCCCGATCCAACTGCTACTAAACCAGTAAAATTAGGAATATTGAAATAATCAATAAAATTTAATTTGTTTGGCAAGTTGCTGTTAAATGAGAATGCTTGAGTCCAGTTTACTGCATTGTCACTCTTAGAAATGTCACTGCCTACAGCAAAGAACTTGTTATCAAAACTAGCGGTAGATTGTAACGCACTTCTAGTACTATTGATTTGTGTATTACTAAATGCATCGATATCGAATGGTAATGTATCGAACGGAGAATATTCTCCAACAGTGATCCATCGTGTCGCATCATAACTGATTAAGATAGGCACATCATTTGTATTTGTAGTAATGATATATACACCATTAATAAATGATATCTCAGTAGCAGTTAAAACTTTATTAGCGATGTTTAGCATAGACCATTCAGTTTCGTCACCGACTAAAACTAATGTTGAATCATCTGTATCAGCTACGGCTACATAGCGTGATCCATCATAAATGATAGACTTAATATTAACTCCTGTAGGAGTGAATGGTAAGTCCTTAACTATGTAGTCTATAGGCAATTCTTCTTCTGGTGCAAAACTATTACCATAATAAACATTATTAGGATATGTTACACCATTGACCAGTTGACCTAAATCTTTTCCTGGCATTCCCATTGTAGGTTGATAGAATGCCATGATGCGGTCTAAAGCATTAACTTCAGTTGAAGATAAATCTACCTCGACCCATTTAGTATAGTCAAATGTAGTATCACTGTTTGATTGTATACAACGGTAAATCTTGTTGTTATAAGATACCAATGAACTATTGTTAGTCAATGGTTCAGGAATAAATGCTTGGTCACCGGCAGCAAACGCAAATGTTGCTTCTTTTGCAGGTACCGTAAATTTCGCATTTTCATACACAGCTAACTCAGTACTAGAAATCGGATTCAAATAATATGATTCAAATTCTGAAACAGGGGTTCCCTGAATAGAAGATAACTGTATCCCACCGGTATTTGTAACATATGAAATAGTAATTACTGCATCATTAGTTCCATCTACTCCGCCCAATAAAGAACCTAAAATAGTAACAGTGTCACCATCACTATAGCTTGTTCCTTCTTCACCCGGAGCAATATAATATTCATATTCTCTTGTGATGTTATTAGGATTAAATGTTGGTCTAGTAATCGTAATAGTTGCTAATGTATTATCATATCCTGGATCTGATGGATCGTTATAAACATAAGGTGCATATGTCTTGTAAACATATAATAACTGTCCCTTAATTTGTCCAGGCTCTAATGTAGTTGTAGAATAATCAATTTCTAATATCGCAGTACCATTAACATCAGCGGTAACATCAGTGATATCTAATACTGTTCCTACAGTACTTACAGGAGTCTCAACTGATGAAACTTCACTTGTACTTGCACTAGTTTCTGGACTGTTAAATGGTGACGCCCAGAAACCACCAGGTACCCATACTTCAACATTAGATTGATAGCTAGTTCTGTCAAATCTTAGAGTTGTGCTCAATCCACGAACACGAGTATTTCCCACTGTAGGTATTGCTCTTGCTGAGATACCTAAAATAAACTCATACCCTGAACTACTATAACTTGCATTGAATGGGTAAGTGAAATGACCCAACAATGCTTCTTTTTTATTTGTGTGCAATGACAATACCTGAGCAGTCGATCCATTGAAAACAATATCTGATATCACACGGACATAGTAATAACCATCAGGCACAATACCTATAGCTCCTGTCTTAGTTTCAAATTTAATTAGTTCACCGGTATCAAAGATGTCAGTTCGTACAATTAAAGTATTGTTGTTTAAGTTAATAGAATCGGAAGTTTCAGTGAAACTTTGACTATATCCAAATATAATCTCAGGTGTTGTAACATATCCCTCACCTGGATCAATTGTTTGGACTGCAATGACCTTGTCAGCAGACATAACGGCTTTTAATACCGCAGGCTTCTTCGGTGCTGGGTAAATGCTAGTATCAATATATGCAGTAACTGTAGGGATTTCTATGTAATCTCTACCTGTATCTAAAATAATAATTTCAGGTAAGTCAGAAAATACTTTTGCACCCTTGAAATGTTCGGCATTTAATGTTCCGTTAACACCTCTGCTTACACCTAACAATTTACCAGTATCTCTATCAATATCAATATAACTAATCAATTCGTCATCAATACGGATAGTACCTTGAACTGGAACACCTCTAGGATTGCTCAAGTAAACTTCAGCACTGATAATTGAAATATAATATTCCAGTGTTGATATAAAAGCATTATTTGATGTTTTTAATGTCAAACCATAATTGTCATACCACTGTTTGTAGTCAGGTTCTTGCCAAATTGCGTCTGTTGGTAAGAACTGATATCCTGACACATAGTTGTTATATTTCAATTGCGGTGAAACGAAATTACCAACAGTTGATGAATACTTAGATGGTAAATCAAAGTCAGATATATCACCATCAAACTCATCAAAGCCAGTATAGCGCAAGTAGAAATCTTTGATTACTACATGGTATGGCTTAATTTCATTGACATATCCCTCTAAGAATGATTGATTATCACGCTTATACTTTTGGTAAGGTAATAAGTCACGGACTGTATATCCAACATCAATCAAACTAGTCTTGTTCAACCATGGCATATAGTTATTATTTGAAATGTTTTCACTTTGGATATATTCAAATAATAAAATTAAACTCTTGTTTCTATGTTCAAACAATGATCCAGTGTATATTTGCTCGTTCAATGCTCTAACAATATATCTAGTTTCGGTTGATGGATAGAAATCGTATGGACCACTATCAAAGAAGTTATCACCAAAACCTATCTTATTTTTGTTATAGTCCCACAATGTGTCTAACAGTTGAATGGTACCATTCTCTAGACCAATACGGGTCCATACGCTATTAGAATAACGATAAACCTCTCTCTTGTTTTGAATGTTTTTCTTAACTCCTACTACTAGACCTTCGTAAAGTTCTGCGATAGAAGATAAATCAGCATAAACATTAACATCAAAGGCTGCTCTTGTAGTTGAATCAAAACCAGTTTCCCACCAATATATTGTTTCCCAATAATCAGATGTTGTGAAGTCTGTTCCACTAGCATTTAAGAATGTTAGATTACCTATTTCAGTAATAGGATAAGTCTTCATTAATGTATTTGCATATTCAAAATAGTTCTTTAATGCAGTAAATCTATCAATGAAGAAACTTTGTCTTGGGCGTACACTGATACCTGATTGAACCATCTTTGGTAAGTATGGATCAGGTACCATTGAACCTTGCTCATCTGTGCCAGCCAAACTATCTAACATACGGTCATATAAACCATATGGTTGTGTGTAGCCTTTTTCTGGATTAGGTAAACCAGGTAAGAAATCATCAGGGAAATTAGTTCTAATCAACTTAAATTCAGTATGACTAGATGCATCACCTGCTGTTAAACTGTAACCTAAATGTAAGTTAGTATTTCTACCTCTAATATACTCACCGCTATTATACAAAGCAAATGTGTTTGACTTTAACGGAGCCATATAAGAGATGCCAGAACTTTGGGGTGATCTGATGTATGATTGAATCACTGTATCTGTTAATGTTTTACCTAAATAATCAAACAACTTATTAGTATTCTTCACCCAGAAATAATACTTGGTAACAACATTCTGTGTTGCATCAACTTGATATGATTCAGAGAATCTGTTTAGGTCATATGGAGTACCATTACCAGTATAATATGATGGGCTAACATCACTCTCGATCCAAGTGTAGACGGCAACTTCACTTCCAGGGAATACTTGTCCCCAATATTTGCTATCGTATTCTATATCACTTTGATGATAGTTTAGGAATCGAGTAGTAGAAGTATCGAACCAGATTTTACCAACTTGTTGCTTTTCCCATGCTTTGTTTCCAGTGAATGCACACATATCACTGTATCCTGCAGGATCTCTTGGTGAAACAAAATCAATGTTTTCTCTTACTGCACCTAACAATTTTCCTTGTAATGGATCAATATAATCTAATGATTCTAACGATTCGTTATTAATATTGCTGTATAACTGAACCTTTTGGATCTTGTTAATGTTCACAACATTTTGAGATTTACGATATACTGACCAATCTTGTGCATTAGTGTTATTAGTATAAATTACAACTCTGCCACCTACAGTATCTGGAATGAATCCAGGTGTACCGATAACTAAACTATAATTGTTAAATGCTAATGCAGTTCCATAATATGGTTCTGCTCCGTATGATGTTATAGTATCGTTACATGATTGAGCATATACATACTGACTTATGTTAGATAAACTTTCATTGTAAGTGTTTATGTAATCAAACATATAAACACTTCCTGCATTCTTTGCGTTATCTTCCCACTGAGTTAAGTTATTGTCAAACACTGCATCATTGTGTGAATTACTATCTTCACTATAGTCGAAGGTAGTGTTTGTATATCTTGTAGAGACTGGCGCACTTACTGCAAATGAATTAAATTCATTGAATTTTACAGTATATCCAAACTGTGATCTTGATTGTACATGCGGGTCTGTGATGACTTGTGTTCTGGTATATGGTGTAATATTCAAACTAGTGTAGTAATTAATACCAACACCTGCACCATTGACAACTACTAAATCTAGTTTGTCATTATTTGGATTTAGGTTAGCATCAACTAATGATATCACTAATCTACCATCTACTGATTCTGCCGTGACATTAGGAATATTTGCGTATCTGATAAATTCTGCAATTGTCGATGCATTTCCAGTAGTTACTGTTGCGGCAAATCCATTAATGAATATACTCTTTGCACTAGGCAATACAATACTAGAAGTATCTGTCGCATTGATGACACCGAAACGCTTTCCTTCATTAGTAAAGCGATACACTGCGCCTTCTTGTCCTGCAGGATTATGCAAATCGAACGGAGCACCAACCAATAATTCACTAGCATATGTGTTACAATCAACAGAATATCCAAACAATTCACCTGCACGGGCTTCTGACGGATCATCATAACTGTATAATTGATAAGGTTCAACAAAGTCAACACTACTTACTGTTATTATGTCACCTGCTTTTAGAAAATCAGCATCTAATACTAACAAGTTCAATAATATGATAAACTGGTCTGATGCTAAACGAACACCGTTAACAAAAACCATTGCTTGTGTATTTGGTTCCCATGCTAAGAAGAATACTGCAAATTGGCCTGCTCTACCATTATAAGGCAATTCGTAACTTTGCATTAATCTATCATAAACCCAGACAGTACCAGTATCCACTACTGTTTCACTTAAATCAGCATATGGGGCTCCTAAGAATAGTCTAGAACCATCATAATTAGTTGCCATACTGAAACCAATTTTATCGGCAGCAGTATCGGCTGTTAGATTATAACCTAGAATTAATGGGACACCACCTTCTTCTACTAGAGAGAAATTATAGTTTGCAGTATAAACAGCAGTACCTGATGTGATGACTGTTTCAATTGGTTCTATAGTGTAGAAAGTTGTTACATCATCAACTGAATTGTATCTAGCGGCAATTACAGTATAAACAGTTTCATGTCCTGTATTATCAAATGCGATTGATTTGCCTACAGGAATAGAGTTAACTTTGTTTCCTGTTACTATGAAATTATCTTCTCCTGCTACTGTATTTTCTGATAGAGTCATACTAGCAGTAACATAATCGTAATCTTCATCTAAACGGTATACGAATGTCCATCCATATTCAATTAAGTTCAAATATAGGAAGTTACCATCACCGGACAATGCCATAGCATCGCCTATCATACCACCTTCTAATGATAGAATTTGTTGCAACGATAATGTCTGTAACAAGTTTGTTTCTATAATTTTGTAAATGAAAATATAAGAGAAGCCGGACACACTTGCGTTAGGGTTAGAATCGGATACAATAAAGAATTTCTCATTCTTTACAATAGCTGTACCATATCTAGTAGTAGATACACCTGAAGGAGTCAAACTTGCGATTGGTATATATGCTCCGTCACGGACAACATATCTAAATATTTGATTTTGGCCTGGGTCGGCAACAAAGTATCCTAGATTTGGTATATATGCAACTGCATGTCCATACTCTAGACCAGGAGGAATCTTGCTGAAATTAGTGTTCTTATAGTTGTTCTCTTTTTGATATACTGCCCATTCACCAGTTTCACTATTATCTACCCAAACTTTTTGTGTCGAATATTCATTTGTGATTAGCGGAAGTGTATTGATATCTTTTGCGGCAGTAACACGCATTGACTGTAACTTAAATGCTAATCCAAAACTTTCTATAGTATTAACTGAGTTAGGTAAAATCTTATCTACAATTACTGAATATGAATCGGTAATTCTGGTCACTGTATAGAATCCATTAATTCTATCATCAAAGTTAATTACACCAAATGCATCAGTCTTAACTAAATTATGCTTATCAGTAAAGCGCATAGTGACAGAATTATTCAAATTATTCATCACCATACTCAATGTTGTGTTCATTGATATTGGAGTAAAGATTTCCCAACGGTTAACTTTGTCAGCTATCCATACATAATCGTTCTTGTATAGACCAGAAATGATATTATTATCTACTCTATCAATTGTGTAACCTGTGGCATACACATCATCTAAGTTAACATAACCGGCACTAGGTAAAACATCATCTTGAACACCTGACAATAATGGTAAGATGGATGATGAGGCTACGAATCTACCGTAATTTTTAATATCAGATAATTTAATTTGCTGTTCTGCGCCATCTTCTGCTACATCTTGTATGATACTTACAATAGATGGATTACCTGAAAGTTCGCTTTCATTAAGAGTAAATTCTACAAAGTTTTGATTTAGGATACCACCATATTCACCTGTTTTGATAGCCCAGTTCTCATTTACAGTATAACTTAGTTCATTGCCCTGAACAGCTATTCCGTTCAAACTAGTAACAGACTTTGTTGTACCTTTTGTAGAAATCATGTTCATGTATACATTGACCTGTGTGGTATCATCCAAGTCACCTTGTACCAAGTATTCTCTAGGTCTGTAACCTATCAAAGAGAATCCTAATAGGTCTCCGTCACTCTCTAAGTTAGCCTTATTTGAATCATAGTATAGGGTAGATTCATATGAACGAGTACTTGGGTTTGGTAACAAGCCCTTTTGTATATCATCATATGATGTTTTAATCCATATGCTAGTATCAAACTTATTTGAAGGTGGTGCAGATTTTTCACTTGCTACCCAATAATTGTTCTTATACTTGACGATACTGCCTTTAGTATATTTCTGATTCTCTACCCATTCTTCTATATTATCTTGATTTAACAAGAAACCAGAAGCTGTCATAGTACCATTCCATTCAGCGGTCTTGTTACCTTTGACAAATAATCGTTGTTGTCTTAATCCTGTTACTAAGTTAAACAATATGTCATTGAAAACAGTAGTATTGTCAAACACAATTACATGTTCGATAGTGCTTAATCTAGCAGTAAAGAAGCTAATGCTATCTCCTGCATTCAATGCCTTAGCACTAAATTCTGTTCCATTACGGTAAACACTCAAATCTTTCATTTGAATTGGAATTAAATTCTGATTCAAAATGAAGTTTTCATTCTGTATAGTTAAAGGTTGAACTATGTTGCTTTCTTTGTTAACTGTAATAACATTAGCACATGGGTTTACATTAACTGTACTACCAACTTCCCAACCAGATTGTATCCAATACAATGTTTCTGCAATCATTTGATTCCAGTTTAACTCTAGACCGTTTTGGATATCTGTAAATTGCATACCCTGTGTTTCAAGGTAAATGCCATAACCCTTCAAAAATTCACATAATCCTTTTACAGAGGTAAACTCGGTTCCATATGGAACGGTATAGCTCTTGTTTGAGAAATCTTTACTTACTTGTACAGATAACGAGTTAACTGTAATGGTATCAAAGTTACCATTATTAATAGGCAACATTGCAGTGAAGAATGCTTGTACTTGGCTATTGCCATATACTCTGTAGCCATTAACACTTTTCTGTATAATAATAGAACTGAATGTTACTGTAGTAGTTGCTTGGTTGTCGTACAACAAAATTGAGTAACTTTCGTCAGGGATTAACAATGAATTATTTTTACTGTTCGGTGATCCCTTTTCTACGAAGAATTTTAGCATGTCCTTATCACTGAAACCAGCAACTCTATATGCTAGGCGAACATCTAAATTCTGTAAAGTGTCGAACACACTTGTACTTCCATTGATACCATATTGCAATTGGTAATCAACTATCCAATTTAAGAAGCTGTGTGATGCAGTAGTTGCATTAGTTCCATATACAGTAACAGCGTCAGTGATATTACGGAATCTGTTATCAACCAAATATTGATTGAATTCTGTATTATATTTGTATGAATCTAAGTTCAAGCCTAATGTAAAGAACAATGCAGGTTTTTCTAATGCACATATACGCATGAAATCAAATGGCCATGAGCTACTCTTAAAATATGAGTATTCAGTTGGACCGAAATCTCCCACTGTCCATGGATTCTTAAATAATGTAGAATTATATCCTGCTACATTTGATATTAACGGTGATAGTAACTTACCTTGGAAATCTACTGGTAATACTTTAAGTAGGTCAGGTCTTACTCTCTTTTCATTGATGTAAGAATTACCATTGTTGTAGATATATCCTTTAGAAATATCTGTCCACAATAATGTGTTGTCGCTGGTGTACGGGGCTTCTCCGTATCGTGTATCCCACCAAGTTGGCTTATTGGCTAATCCTAACATTTCCCAAGGTGTAGTATGAGGTGTAGCGGTATCATATAACCATAAGTATAAACCTCTCCAATTACCTTGTTCGATTGGCTTATTGTTTAGTTTGCTGATACTGTCTTTATAGTTCCAAGTAAATTCGTTAGTAGTAGAATAGAATTGTGATTTATATTCAACTCTATTAGTACCTACCCAGTTTAAGAAACCAGCACTATAAATTTGTTCTACATCTTCTTGTGGGTATGTAGTTGTTCTAAATTGTCCTGGGAAAATGTCATCATACTCTACAGGAATTCTAGCATTAACTTTTATGTTATTGTAAATTCTAGTTTCAAATTCAATCAATGCTCTGTCACGGAAATCTTGCAAGTATCCATCATTGTATTCACCATACAATTTAGTATATGATCCATCATGACCTTTGATAAAATATGTTGGAGTTAGATATGTAGTATCGTAAACTACTTCTGGCTTGAACGCTGGATAAAAGCCTAACTTACTAGGAGTATTTGGAATATAACTTCCGTAAGTTTGATTGTATTCTTTTACAACAATAGTGTCATTTTGCTTTAGTGCAGATACTACAGTCAACGACTTTTCGGTTGATGAAATAGTATAGTCTACATCTTTAATCAATTGTGTTGTTCTGCTTATACCGTTTATTGTACGGGTTAGGTAGACCAATACACTAGAATAATTAGCATTGTTAAAATCGTATACCTTTGTTAATGGGTATTCTGTTGGATTTATTCCAATATTGAAAGTATATGTATTAACTGTTGATGCGTTACCTGCAGGTAACATATCACTCCAAAAGAATGGCCCTGTTTCTAACTTAGAGGTAGTTATTTCTTGGATAGCCATATCTAAGATTGATGCATTATCTTGTAATGAATTCAAATCCAAACGGTCTACTGTATCGACTAATAAAGTTTTGTACTTAATATATTCGGTTGCGTTAAAGGCTGCAGCTTTAAAGAAGTTATTATTTCTACTTCTTAAGAAGGCAGCTGCCGCAGTTAGTGGGGCGCTATTTTGAATAATACCAGTACCATAAGGAACAATATTACCTAAATCTCTAAAGTTATTTCCACCAAATGCAGACCCTGTAAAGTTTCTATTGTTGTTGCAAATACTCTTATAATGATTTCGTATATCGCCTAAATTAATATTTGATATCTCGGCATTGAATGGATTATGATCCAAGTTGTCCGGAACTTGATAGTAACCAACTTTAGAAACTTGATTACTGTATATCATAATTTCAACCGTATCACCGGGGAAAAGGTCAGAAGTAATTGTAATTTCAGTATAATCACTACCTACTACTTGTGTAAATTCTGTGCTTCTGGCATTATTTATATACACTACGACTGGTACCCATTTAGTTTCTGTCGTTGTCAATGCCGCAACATCGCACTTGAAAATTTTATTCAAAGATAATTCAGTGAAGTTGAAACTGAATACTTGATATTGGAAACTTTTTTCAATTGCAGTTTGCCAACCGATTTCTCTATTGAATTCGGTTCGGTTATAATAGTTATGTACATAACCGTCACTTACTTTTCCAGTTAAAGAAGATATACCATCTACATAGTTGAAAGTTTGAGTATTCAATGGAACTTCAAATGAGATATCTCCCAAATTAGATAACGAACTATATTTGATAGGGAATCCTAAAATAGGATCGTTTGCTCCTGTACCGGTAGCATATTGAAACAATGTACAGCCATTAAAGTCTGTGCTATTGTAAAAACTATTATCACCATAACTAATACCACTTGAGTTAAACACATCAAACTTAGGTGGTTGATTTACTGTATCTTTTTGCTGTGCGAAACTCCAAGTATTACCATCAAAGTATGCAGATTTGCCTTTATTATCGATACCATTAACTGCTACAACTTGGTCGTTTTCTAATAGTTCACCATCTGGTGCTACACTTAAAGTTATGACTGGTGTAGGATCTCCTGTTAGTGTAACAAAATTAACTACATAAATCTTGTTTCTAACAAATAGTGATTGGTCGTTTAAGAAAACAATTCGTGAACCATCAACTAATGCACTACCAGAACCATCAGGTTCATATGTTGTTTGTCCTGCTACTTGCGTTAATGCATCTGTAGCAGTTGTGTTGATAAAGTCTATTGGTTTTTTACCTATAGTACCAGAGTTGAATAGTTTTATATTTGGATAGAATTCAACAATTGGTCGTTTTGCTCTAGCAGTTGAACTACCTAATGCAGCAGTAGATATTGGGCTAGCGACATTATTTTCAATTGCGATTTTTAATACATCTTCATGGAACCAACGATTGCTACGACTCCAAGCATTTTTACTTAATGCACCACGATTGATAGTGATGTAATCAGGTTGTTGTGGTAGGTATGCTGCCTCACCATATGTGTATATGTCGAATGGAGTTTCATCATAAGGTGTGACAAAACTTTCACTAAATCCTTCTGGTACAACAAAATCTCTTATTGGTATCAATTGAATACTAGTACCAACACCTTCAACATAATATTGAATATTTCTATAACTTTCGGGCAAGACATTATTCAAAAACTGAATTTTCATTCCATTAGTTAGAGTTATACCATTAGGGCTAGTATAAGTTTTTGCACCAATAATGTCATTTACATTAATAATATCTTCACCGGCATTATCAACTAATTTAATTTTACCTACTCGTAATGGATTAGATTCGTCTTGATAGTAAAGTGTATTCAAACTGGAAGTCAATGCTGGGATAAGAATAATATCACCATTAGAATCTCTAAAAAATGAACGGGTTACATATTGTGTTCCGGATAAGATACTAATCTTTTCGTTTGGTTGTAACCAACCTGCTTCTTCTAATTTAACTGTAGGATTAGCTGGGTCTCCTATTAAAGTTATAGTATAGTAGTGGTCAGTAATCGTAGAATAGGCCCCTTCTTCAAACTCACCAACAGCAAGATTATCAAAACCTACAGTGTCGAAAAGTTTACCAATATAACCCTGTGATCCTGCAGGAGTACCATAGAATATCACAGTCTTACCATTCAAATCTGCTACACCGTCAATGTTATTAAGTGTATATAATAAGGCACCGTTCACTTCACTGAATGATTTAGTAGATACTAAATCTACAGCCAAATCACCGGGAAGTAAATATCCATTTTGTTCGTTAGCTAATGGTACATTGAATGTTATAGTACCTGTGCTAGTACCATTATTGATGACACCATATACTTCTCGGGTCGAAATGTTAGTTAGTGATTCGTTAACACCGGTTGTTCCTGGCTCAGTTTGAATCCAAAATTTAGTATTTTGACTCAATACTAATTCATAGGAACCACCTCTTACTAAAGTGATAATAGGATTGGATCCGTCAATTTTAATTTGATTTTCAGCAACAGTAAACGAATTATTTTGTGATGTGAATTCAAATGTAGAATTCAAATACAATGTTGCTGTAGTTAGAATAATGGCTTCAGGGCCTTCAGGTAACCAATAATACTGATTGTAGTTAATTAACTTATCTAAATCTACAAAACTATCCCATGAATAGAATTCGTTACTGAACAATAAATTATGATTGTTAGAGAAACCACCTTCAACTGAAATGGAATCGATGATGCCAGGATATGTTAATAGGTCGACTGCCTTTTCAGTATCTTTTTTCTTAAAGATTACTGCTGGTTCTAATTGATAATCTGTTCTTACCTTATTTGGCTCTACTACATAAGCATCAGAATTATTAACGCCATAGCCAAATTTACTTCCAATAAAGCCCTGCACTCTATTAAAGTTTGGCTGTTGTGTCAATTGATCTAATGTCGCAGTTAAAAACTGTTCATTGGTTTTTGTTCTAAAAATTTCTGGTAAGAAATCAATTGTTCTAACTCTTGTTGCCATTATTATTACCTATGTTATATAGTATTTAACTTGTCTGTAATTCACTGGATGTTAATGCAGAAATAACTGATATGTCAGTTGCTTGTGCAGCATTAACAAAAATTTCATAAGGTGCGCTTCGTATCTCATATAAATCACCAAATGTTAATGTAGGATCATTTGGTACTAATACGACTGAACTTACTAAGTCGCCGATATTAGTATGCAAGTATGCACTCAATTCACTGAAATAGAATGTGTCCCCGAAATTCCAATTTTCAATACTGAAATATGCATTCATTTCAGATAGCACAGCCGATCTAATCTCACTATCACTAGCTGTAGTTTTCGGTGATTTAATTACTTTAATAGTTGCTTGTAATTTTGGTTCAGCCTTTTCACCAAACAATGGCTTGAACTTAACATTATTCAAAATCACACTATCACTTAACATTTTATATTCATTGATGTTACTATATGATTGAGTTAACTCGTTCATTGTAGGTTCTACTGGCTCTGTTAAAACACCAGTTGTATCACGAACCCAATTCTGATATTGAGTATAATAACTCTGTGTAACTACATACAAATCAATAATGTTTGTTGTGCTAGGGTCAACACGGGTTGTATCGCTTGAAATGTGTTTGTATTGAAAATACAATCCTTGTCTACCAATCTTTACAGAATATGTTGTTATTTCCACAACATTAATAATGTTTTGTACTGTTGAATCTTCAACTGATTGGTAAAACTTATCATCCAAATAAGCATAAAAGACTCTGCCAACAGGATAATCATACTTGACTAAATTAACATCAGTCAATGTTGGGTATGCATATGTTACATCATCAGAAGAAATCATCTCATAACGACTTAACAAATTAGCATCTGTAATTTGTTTGAAGAACACAAAATATCCATTGTTTGATGTGTTCTGGACATATCCTGTAATCGTAGTGAAGAAGTCTGGATTCTTAAATGATCCTGCAATTTCGATATCACCCATAGATACTTCTACACTGTAATCATCAGTATAACCATCTTGTTCTGTAGTTTGTCCAACAACATTCAATACTGAATCGCTACTAAATGGATAATTACTTGATGGCTGACTATTTGTTTTTAGTACAGTAATGTTGTCTTGCATCAACTTTCCACTTAGTGGATCGAATATGATTTTGTCTCTATCAAAAATAAATCTGATATCAGCAACACTACCAAAGTAAAAAGCAAGTGAGCGATATGTAACTTGGTATCTTCCTGAACCAACACTTGTAAATTTAACAAAGTATGCTGGATCAGAAATAGTTCCAATACTCCAACGATCCTGTGTAGCTAGTAAAGTGTTGTCAAACTTTAATGTAAAACTTTGATTTAAAGTGATACGGGTAATACAATCTTGTGAAACTGTAGTAGGTAATATGTTAGTGAAAGACGGGATAACATAAGATAATACTGCACCGTCTGGTATTGAATTTGACAAAGCGATAGGACCCAAACCATTGTTCAAGTTTCCTTCACCATCATTATATCCGTCACCTTCAACACTAAACACGCTTGTCCAAATTGTATTAATAGTTGTATTTGTTGGTGTACCATTTACTAATCTATTATTTTGGTCGAAGTACTTTCCTGCTGGTGCAGTAAATTGTAACAATGCACCCGGTGTGACATACTTCATACTATAGCCTGCTACTACGCCTGCAGGAATTGGTCCACCTGTATTATAGAAATAACCAGTTGACTCTAATGAACTGAATGATGTTTGATTCCAATATACTGTACCATCACCTGATGTAGCATCAACTGGATATCTAGTATAATTTTGTGTGTAATATTGGTATGCTTTTTGGCTACTCAAAATCTGTGTTAAATTTTCTGTTAAGAAACTAACAATATCAGTAGAAGTTGTAGCTACTAGAGTTGTGAATCCATCATTTTCATCTTGGTATAAACCACCGTCATCTGCAAAATCATTTGTGCTGGAATATTTTCCTGTAGGATCTAATAAATCGTAATTACGACTTACACCTACGCTAGTGCGGTTCAATGCTTTGCTTTTGATAATAGAGCTATACAAAGTATATGGGAAGTTATTATAATCTTCACCATTAACCATACGGTTTTGTGTGTAATAGCGTTGTGGTGCTCTCTCTTTGATACTTTGTAATGATTCTCTAGCTTGAGCATTAGAGACTGGAAGTGGTAACTCTAATGTCAATGTTAATGTTTCTACACGACCGGTTCTGCTTACATAGTCAATAGTTACAACTGTACCTTGAAATTCTGATGGGTCGATAGTATATGTTAGTGCGTTACTAGAACGGACATAAGCTACATAGTTACCAATAGGCATATCGCTGAAAACACCATCACCAAATATATAACTTACTTGGTCGTTGTAGCGTGATTCTACGCTAAAGATTTTCTTATTTGTACCTTGAATATTACCAGTAGCAAAAATACTTTCTACTTGTGACCAAGGGCTTAGGGTATTATTAACACTATTAAGTTCATATAACCAAGTATCGGTATTGTTGATACCTTGAATGTTGATATCTACAACTTGGTTGCTAATTTTTTCAGCCAAGTTGAATGAATATGTTTGCAATGTTCCTTGCTTGAAGTACAAGAAGAAACCTGTATTAGGGCTACCGTAACCTAACTTGTCGTTGCGGTATAACATATTAAATTTACCAGAAGGTCCTGGTGGCAATTCATATATTGAATCAGAATCTATACTAGTTACGCTTACACATTCGAATCCCATTGCAACTCCATCTACTGTAGCTGCGAATGTTGTTACTGGTGTGCTACCTGAAGGGATACTGATGCTATATTCGTCGGTTCTGATATTTAAAATATTTTGGCTATTACCTGGACGACCAATTCGTTGAGTATCTACCAATGAGGCATTTACGATACTATTGAATTGTTCTTGCCAATTTGGATTTGCAGGATCGTTCCACAATACAGAAACATTATTAAGGCTGATACCATTAATATCCTTTACTTGTTCTGATGTTTGGATTGCGACTACTTTGACATATCCCTGACCTGCTAAGTTACGCTTTGGTGTATATCCAACTAAGTTAGCTAACTTAATAACGCTATCTCTGCGTTCAGCAGTATCGATAAAGTTTTCTCTGGTATTCAAGTCATCGCGGAATGCAAGACCCTGACCCATGAAAGCGATAACATCCAATAATGCAATATATTCTGAACTTTCAACATAGTCGTTGAAGGTTTCAGGATAATAAGTTCTTAAATAGTCTACGAATGTTTTTCGGATGGTTTCGTAGTCGTAACTTTTAAAGTCTGCTTGACTATAGGTTTTATAGATTGCTTTCCAATCGTTTACACCGAAGATAGAAGATTGTCGTGAACTTGTGGCCATAGTTTATTCTCTTAATAATGTATTTATCATTAAGAAAACTGGCGTTTTTAGACTCCGAATGCTTTGCTTGCGTTTTCGTCAAAGAAAATAGCTAGTTGTTCTACGCTATTAAAAGGGGAGATAGAGATTTCAACTTCAATCAGAATACCGTTTTCTTGAGGGAAAATTTCAATACTGCTCATTGAGATTCTAGGATCCATATTAGCAACTCTACGGATTTCGTTCTCTAATTGTATTCTTGTATCCAAAGTATTGGGTTCAAAGATAAAACTCCACAGATTTGTTCCATAGTCGGGGCGACCTGGTTTCTGTCCCTGTGGAATGTTTAACGCATTTATAAAGTCTTGTATCACTAAATCTCTGTCGACCATGCGAAATTTTTTACTAAATTGCAGGGGTTTAGTAATAGTTCCTGAACCCCCGTCGGCTCCAGAGTTTATTGGTAGAGACCTAACTTCTCCTACATTCTGTGTACTGAATCCTATAAATGTTGGCATAATAATTCCTATATACTATTTAGTTAGAGATTAACTAGAGCTTCGTAGTCCTTGGTTGCAATTTTCCATTTTTGCAATGCAGATATAACTTCAGGATTCGATTCCCCTAATTTAGCTTTCATTTCTGTATAAGTCATTCTAGCCTGATCCATTTTAGCAGTTGCTGCCGCAACTAATGCATCTCTATTCAGTTGGACGGTGTTAGTTACTACGGTTGCATTCCCGAAGTTGATCGGAGGGATTCTAGTATCTCCCAATAAACTTATTGAAGTTGCTGCCAATCCTGATACATTCAATGTATCGGTAGAAGTTGTGGGTAGTCTAATAGTTACTGGTCCATTAGAACTTACCTTCATAATTTCTGCGTTGACTTTAGCATTCTCGGCAGCAGTCAATTCAGTAGATGCAAGTGATGTTAGAGAAGTATTAGATCCTAATTTTTCTCTTATGGCTGCTACAGCAGTTCCTGCAGCACCTGATGGATCATTTGCAATTGTTGACATTGCCGCATTATTGATTAAATTTTGTGAGCTTGTTGGTTTCGGCGTACACATATCAACTACTGTATCAAATATGTTTGTCTCACCCGTTTTAGCAAGTTTAGCAGTCTCAGCCGCAGTTTGTGATGTTTTTAGTTTAGGTTTAAACATTGCATCTTGGGTTGCTTTTGCTTCTTGGCTTGCAGATAAAATTGGTTCTGATAAGACTTGTGGCTCATTTGCTTTTAATGGCACATATGTAGATTTAATAGTATCAAACATTTCTGTAGGTGACCCAGGACCCATAGATACTGTAGCTAACTTAGCTGCCAATTGTCCCCCTGAGATTAAATCAGGAACCGGGTTACTCAATGGGTTCATTACTTCATTTGAGTTTGGAATGTTTGTAGTAGATTGTGCGATTTGACCTGATGCAGATTTAATATAATTCAATGTCGGGCCTAATCCAGCAGAGGCTGCACTTAATATCAATCCACTAGTTTCAGTTGGGTTTTCATTACCAGTTATTACTCCAGCAGAAATTAAAGAATTCTTACTAGCATCCAATAATGAAGAAGCCGCTGCCACTTGTATGTCTGTTCTTGATGTGATTTGTGATACTGAATTAACACCATCTTTACCAGTCAACATTGCAGGTGGAATAGCCTGTTCGATTGTTTTACCTGATTGTATAGCTGCATTGATTGCTACATCTGATCCTGGTTTTAAGAATCCACTCTTAACAAGTTGTGCAACACTAAGACCTAGAATACCCAATGATGCAATTTTCTTTCCATTCTCACTAACAATACCGAATGTTTCCATTGCAATATTTTTAATTTTACTAAATGCAGTATTCAGTGATAATTGAGAAATCAATGATCCTTTAATTGATTTACTTACCGCTGATGGTGTAGTAGCTAGTTTTCTAGCTGTTTCTGTTGCTTTATCTACTGATGCTTTGGCTTTGGATAATCCTGCTGCAGGTGAATTTACTTTTGCTGTCGTAGGTACTGCAGGAACAGTAGAAGCCAATGTAGTACTGGTTGGTGATTTGGGCATCGGGCCAACACTATCGTTAACTTCTTTGACTCCTTCACTTGCTTCTTCTGGTAAATTAGATTCTGTTGAAAGATCACTTTCAACATTAACACCTTTATTTGCTTCTGACCATGGCGTATGTGCAGGTGCTCTAGATGTTATACTTTCTAGTTTACCTGGAGCTGGTGAGTAACCAGTAGTTGGATCACTCAATGTATCAGAATGAGCAATTATAGGCAATGCTTCAACTGCTTTTGGTTTTATTGATGTTGACCCTGTATTTAAATTTACAGCAGATGGTCCATTAACATAAGCAGTATCAGCACTTGCGAGACTTGCAGGACCCTGTGATTCAATACTTGCGCCACCATCAACTTTTGTAGTGTGGTCACCCTTAGTATCGTTTTTAAAATCTGTTCCTACTTTTTGTGTCATCTCCTCAGAAGTTTCCATTCTGAGATTAGTTGCAGAAATATTTAAATCATTAACTGCATGGATGTTGATGTTATTATCAGCATGTAGGTTAAGATCACCTTGTGTTCTAATATTAACTGAGTTAGTAGAGTACATGTCGATTGTACCTTCTTTGCCCAACTCAATATAACTTTGCCCATTAGCATGAATAATGAATAATGTTTCTGCTGAATCATTCATTAATATTTGATGTCCGGTAGCAGTACGCAAACGTATTAATTGGTCTTTACCAGTTAAATCACCGTCATCCATTACAAAAGAATGTCCGCCTCTACGACCGACTACTTGGAAGTTCTTATTTGGTATATTGTTATCTTGTACTGCCGAACCAATTGATTCGTCATCATATCCACCTTGATAGATAGGACGACCTGGCGTACTCATACCGAATACTCTACTAGGACTTTCTCGTACACTACTGCTACTGATAGGACCTCTATCAGGATCTCTTAGTAAGCCCTGTTTAAACATCATAGCTGCTTGATAGCTATGTATAGGTCTAGGTTGATTTGTTAGATTTGTGTTGTTTTCCTGTTTATCATTTGCATTATTAATTTCAGATACA